TGCGTATAAACTTTTCAAAAATACGAATTTCTTGCTTAAGTTCATTTATGTCCATTTCTGACTTGAAGCCAAGGAACGGAGTATCCATATTGGCACCCCAAGCCGTCAGAGAAGAACCCTCGAACAGCTTGACATCCTTTATCTCATTACCCATAGACCCTTTGGTCTCTGTAAGGGTATTGAACCCAATAGAATGCTCTGTGATTATACCGCCTTCAGCCATCTTAATAAAGTCCATACCAAAGGTAGTCTTTACCAAATCACTCTCATAATACAAGCCATAGCTATCCTCCTTCAAAACTGTTATCCTACCAAGAGGTTGGTCAGGTCTATGGTTCATCAGATGTTTTATCCTCTGCTTACCTTCTGGCCCCCAATCAGCAATGCTCCTTTTAAATGCTCCTGGCATCATGATATCACCATCACTATCTACATTGCCAAACTTGGAGAAATAACCCGTTACGGTCATTTTCTTGCTGTCAATGTCCTTAAACTCAAGCCTATTTGACTTATATGTGTAAATCATACTTTTATTTTTGTTGTCTATTTGATCTAACTTTCTTATTGCCCAATTGACCCCCGCATCGCCTCCCCAAGCATCCCACATTATTCCACCACATCCCTCATCGTATGGCACATCCTTATTTTGCTGATGCCTTTTAAATGATGCCATCCTTGCGATGGTGGCTCTTGACAAGCTCTCACGATTAGCCAATTGCCTTGCACGTGTCCAGCCTACTGACGTTCCGCAGGAAGACCCGTTTTCCTCTTTATACTTTATCGCACGCTTGGCGTTATTCGTTGCTGCCTCCGGATAATCATTATATGTCTCTGCTTTTTCACTCCTGCTATCATCCTCATACTCCTCATCCAAATCAGCCAAATAGGCTCGGTAAGCACTCTCGGCATTAGCTCTGCTCGTGAAAACACACTCACCATTACCTATCCTATATTTGCCTCCGCTACATTCGTATATTGGCATATTTATAATTTCATTATTAATCTACCATTTGCATCCCTGCTCGGCACATACGCCACCGTACACCTGCAATTTATCAGAAACCCTTTAGGTGCTTTGGGATCACCAGGCATATCTGCCAACACAACCCTTCCTAACTTGTCAAAGCTCTGAAACGGCTCATCAATCGCTCTTACCTCCCCGTCCATATCCCAATGGTCATATTGGTCTTTTGGTATCCGCCTTGTCCTCGCATCTCTCATACTCACCCACATCTTGTCCAACTCAAATGGATGTTCTGACGCACCCATAGACACACTATAATTGCTCGCTCGCATCACCTCTGTACGAATTATCATCCTCGCCCTCATCCTCGCATATTCACCCATCTCCTTGCTTACAATCATGTTCACAATATCATCAACACTCGCTCCTACATTCATCGCAGCCGTAATAAGGCTAATCAGCTTCTTTTTAGTCGTTTGCGTTATAAAGGCAACGATATAAAAACCATACTGTGCCAAATACCGCATAATCTCCGACAGGAATTTACTATTCAGCTTAAACGGATTATATGCCTTCCTACTCTCTATCCCCACCATCCTATACGCACTATTGCTAAACTGCACCGCCACCTCTCTATACATATCACTCATCACCGCCATTATCTTTGTATCCCACGCCACCGCTCCCAATCCACTCATCGCTGCACTCGGCCCATCACGCTTGACAGCTTTGGCGAAAGTGTCGAACTCCTTCAGCAACACCTCGGTCATGATGGGCGTGTACTTACGCTCCACCAACCTCCGCATCCGCTCCATTTTGAGCCAGTATTCGCTGCGCTGCATTGCGTTCATCAATCAATCTTAATTTATAACTCTGCCTCACCTCTGCCCTTGTCAGCCACTCCGTTCTACACGTCCTCTCCGTTGGGATCTTCGGAAATCTCGTCATCACGATCTCCCATATCTCGCTGTCCGTTGTTTCTGCTGTTATCATCGCTTATGCTTAAATCCATCATCGCTTGCTCTATCGGCACCAAACCTTGGTTAATATAGCTCATATCCCATGCACCACCCTTCTCGCTGTAATTCATCGCCACACGCTTCTCATCCATTGTCAACCAGTTGGCGTCACGCAGGGAACGCACCATCCGCTCCATATCCTGTTGCATCTCCGGCAGAGCAGTTATATCAAAGTCAATATAGTATTCGCTGCCATATCTTGGCACAAGCCACTTATTTAACTCGTCCCGCAGAGAGCAACACATCGGCACAATTGTATTCGTAACAAGGTCACGCATCGCATTGTGGTAATTGTTGTAGCTTGATGTGTCTGTATCGAAAATGACAGCAGGAAGGCCGAAAACCCTACACCACTGCTGCAAACTCATCTGCATAGTCTTCACCAGCTCCATGTCAACAGAAGACAAGCCGAAATTTAAATAGTCCCAAGGGGTCTGCAAAACGGCAACCTTGCCCTTGTTATCCACACTATTGATGTCCTCATTGACTGCCCTCTTAATGATATTAGCCTGCTCAATAGTGAAATTAGGCACTATTGACCCCAATGGCTTGGGAGTTATCGCACCTTTCGCCCCACCATTAGCCGTCATCATCGCAGAAGCATCCGCAGAGTTATTGCTCATGCGCAAAGTCTTATACGCTGCACGAAGAGGACTGACGCCCCTCATATGCGCTCTCGTCACGTCATTGAAATCCGGACTCCAAGTCTTCCACTGCATCACATTCTCCTTCGGTAAATCAATCCCTCTACTCACCATAAGCTTATAACCAAGCAACCCATACAAGTCGTTTGGGTCAGGGTATATCTCCAGAAAATGAGTAGGCAACACGTTCAACTCACTAAATTGCCCACCAAGTCGACCATCATTGCCATAAACGTTCCCTTCACCGGAAAGGAAGCGGTACCCGAACAAATTCTCAAGGAATTGGTCTTGGGCCTGGTATGGATTGGGATTCTCAAGCAATCTCGCCAATTCACTATTCTCGACAATATTCTCACTATATGCGTTCTTCCTTGCCTTGACTGCCGCCTCGTAACTGCCTCGCTGCCCAATGTTTCGGCTCATCGTCTTATACCTACTTAGCTCAGTCCTGCCTTTAGGTGTATCATTGAGCTTATAAACGTACCAAGGGATAGAAGATGCCTTCCGTGACAGAAATGTGACAATAGCATAAACGTCAGCATTGCCCAAATAACCCTCATTCACATACTTTCCATCCTCGTAATCCTGCAACACCGCACCATTGATGCCACGCATTTGTGTGGTGACGTTAACATTTGGGTTGATGCCCTTTGTATTATTGAACAAGCCTGTAAACCTATCAAATACGCCCATCAGCTTTAAATTGCTCCCCAAGTCACCTTGGGAATGGTTATTTTGGAATATATCCCATAACGCAAGGCATCAAGAATGTGATCGCCAAATTTTACGGGCATATCTAATTTATTTCCATTTCTATCGGTTTTCCACCGATAATTTTTGATTTCTTTCAACAAATTTACACTTTCTTGAAATATAAACAACGGAGTGGCCTTTACAGTCCTAATTCCTTCAGTAACATCTTTGTTAGCCGGCTTGGCATTAAACCCACTTCTGACAAGTGCCTCTATCGTCTTTGGCTCGGCAGCGTCACAATACAAATCGTCATAAGGACTGATATTCAATACCTTTAACTTGTCAACCAAATCCTCCGTAGTGAGCTTCGTCTCATACAGCATCTCCTTACAATAGGCATTCCCATCGTGGAAGACCACCTTCACAAGTGCCGTAGGCACATTGAACCCAAAGTCCAACCCATAAACCACCTCACCATCCTCATCGTCAATCATCTCCTCCGTTGTCTTCCAATGCGAATAAATCAAGTCCTGCGACAATCCCCTCTCACCCAAGCCGTAAATTTGCCAATAGTTCGGGTCTGCATCCTTCAGCCTCTCCAACTCCGCAATAAGCTCCGGTGGAAGGAATGGGTTATCACGGAATGTTGTTATGTAAAAGTCCGCATCACTACGTGGAATTACGTCATCATAAATCCAAGAAGACAAGTCAGACGGGTTGTAGTCAATCACTATCTTACCACTCGTCCTCATAATCAACTGCATCCACGCCTCATACGTCAATTCATTCGCCTCATTGCAGAACAAGTAGTCACGGGCCCTACCACGAATCTTTTGGGGTTGATCAGCAGATACAAACTCGATAATATTTCCATTCAAGCTATATATCTGGTCAGTCTTGTTATGGTTGTCTTCAGAATATATCTCCATGCGGGAGAGTATGTCGATAAAGTCCCTCAAAACAGTTCCCTTGATGCTCGGCAAGGATTGCCTAACTATTGTAAGGGTTTTGCCATCCTCTTGCAAAAGCTTGATAATGAACCAAATAAGTATATTGTAAGTCTTCCCGCTTCGACTTCCACCTTGCATCACCGTAATGCGCTTATCGCTGTCCGTGAGGATGTCGAATATCTTGTTCGTCTGTAAGCTTACTTCCATAGTTCGATTTTCAGTGAAAAAAAAATTCAGTTTCCAGTTTCCAAGTTGAAAAGTATGACAGAAATGGGGGTCATTGTATAACGGTTGTTTTATGGTCGGATTTTGGACTATGATTCTTGAGGTTTTACCCCGCCCCTGCCCAATCGAAAAACCTTAAAGTACCGGCCATCGTATCCCGTCCCTTTATGGCTGATCCTTTACCGGTATACCTTTGCCCATACTTAACACGTCCCATCATGCCATCGTGTCATACTTTTGTTATAACATTTCTTTTCGCCATATAAGGGATATTATGTTAA